TTTTGCCGTCGCTCCTGCAACAAACAAGCCGTCCCCGAAGGTAAAGCCCCCATACACGCTCTAAAAACTAGTTGGCACCCAACCCCAACTAGTACCCCGAGCTAGGGTAGTTACTCGACCCCTCCAATCCTCAGGAGGACTTCCACGTCGAGTGACCCAGTAATCTAGCCATTTGTGATATTGTGTTAACTCCGATTCGGGGTAAAACACTCTATCTACTTTTGGCACGAGAGTCCGAACTTCAAGCCTCTGAAGATTGGCGTTATACCGCATCCTCAAATGCCTATAGGACTCCCTCGTTAAGCGACGTACGTAGATTCCAAATTTACTGATACTATCAGTAAAATTGACAGGGTGATGAAGATTCATCACTCTTATCAAGGTCCTACGTACATTATAGAGACCGAAACTGTATGCATTGTTGATACTAGCATATAGCGCCGGAACTATTCTCCTAAGAGTATAGTTTCCAACTCGGTATCTATAAGGTGAAACGTCGTCACCGCGGTAATAGAACTTTCCGCAAGATTCGCGAAAAGCCTGTTTTCCACGGAAACTCTTCTCCGTATTGACTACGAAGCCGAGCTTAACGAGACTACTTATAACATCATCTGTGATAGAGGAATCACAAATGATGTCGTCTCCGTAAACATTTGGACTGACAAGGTGACTAGCCTTGTATGAACCAGTCCAATTGTCACGGGGTCCGCCATCGTTCAGCACTTGTTCTCTAATACAGACACTCAAAAAGATAAGTGATTGTATGGGAAAACACAAAGCTGAACCCATAGGTGCGTATTTCACGGGAGTGAAATAGCTACCATCTGGGAGAAGAACACGACGACTTCGCGTGGCCATGAGATACTTCAAGACTTTCCTCGGGAAGATTTTCTTCACCAAGGAATACCTGATAGAATCACTAGCCTGCGAGAGGTCGATCGTGTCTCTGTCACCGGTTTTGCTACCGATTTCAGAGGCGACTTGGTTTTTGCCCTGATTTGTGAAATCAAGGATAGAACCAATAACGCTCTTCCGGAGCTTTTTTAAGATGTGGAACATGATTGCTTGTTGAGCAAACATCGTCCCGCTTGTCTCCATACAGATAGATCTAGATGTTTTTAGATCTTTCGGTACGAATAAAAGCTTCGATACATCCCAATCCACTCCATTACGCATCGATTCACCGTACCCTATCCTAGACATGGGATGAGTACCACCTAGAGTGTACGAGGAAGTCGTAACTCTTAGGGAATCCGGAAAC